GTCTTCAGGTCCTGCAGATTCATGGTGCGTTCCTTTGTGGTGGTGCCGCCCGCCGTCGTTCCCGGGAGAACGTCGGGAGACTTGTTCTGCTCGCGTCGGCACCTGCGTCCGTTCGTCGCACGGTGCGCTGGCCGAGCCCGTGGCCGTGCGCTGGCGCGCGAGGATGGCCGGATGGGCTGTGGTGGTTGCAGGCCCGGGGGTTGAGCCCGGTATCTCTGGCTTATGGGGCCAGCGGATTGCCGTCTTCCTCGCCTGCGGTAGATGGAGCGGGACCGGGAATCAAACCCGGGTAGGCAGCTTGGAAGGCTGCGGCCTGGCCTCTAGGCTATGCCCGCGTGTAGGTGGCCGGCAAACCTTCGATGATCCAGGGATCGGTGCGAAAGCGAGAAGGTGCCGGCCGAAACGGCGAAGCCGCCTCAGTGGGCGGCTTCTGGAAGAAAAACGGGGCCGATCGACGTAGGCAAGAGCTCCGTGAGCCTCGGCCAGGTCGCCCTACGCAGCACCTGGCTCTATAACTTCGACCGCGTGCTTGGATCACGCTTAGGCCCCTGGGGGGTGTATTCGTTCGCGGATGCGGCAGCCTGAACTCGTGTCCCTTGCGGGAGCGCCTGCAACTCAGGCTCGAATTCACCTTGAAGCACCTGCCGTTCGCAGACCCCAGGGCGCCGCACTCTTCCGTGCGGGTCGGAGTGTAGCGCGTCGCGCTGGGGAGTCAAGCCTACCGCTCCAGGCCGACGATGGTGCGCAGCGACATCGGGATCGGCAGCACCTTTCCCACCAGGAACCTGAACAGGGCGTGCCAGCCGCCGGTGGCCAGCTGCTGCCCAGCGTGCACCATGGTCAGACTGTCCACCCTGGCCCGGCGCTGGCCGCGGTCGCTCGGCACGGCCAAGTCGCGGCGGATGGTCCAGCCGTTGATGGCGTCGTGGATCTCGATATAGCCAGCGTACTGGCCAGGTCGGCGATCTGGTGGGTAGATCGGCGCCGGGCCGGCCCTGCGCGCGGCATCGCGGCGCTCGCGGCGGGCGCGTAGCACCTTGACGCCCTGCTCCGGTGGCAGCTTCTTCCAGGCGTTGGCTGGATGGCCCTTCTTCGGGCGCCACTTACTTTGCAAAGTAGGCATATCTACCTGTTAGGCCCCAAGATCGACCGCAGCAGGTCCACCGGCACGGTAGAAAACTTCCCTGCCTCGCCGTCGGCCAAAACGCCTTCCAGCGTCCTCACCCGTTCTTCTAGCTTCCACAGCCTGCGCACTTCGTCGCGGAGCACGCGCGCGGCCATTGGATACTGACCGCGCAAGTCTTGTTCTTCGGCCGCCGATGCCGCGCCGCACGCCGCCCACAAAGCGGGCGTCATGCCCCGGCCCTTTTGGGTTGCATGGCGGCCCACACGACGGTGGCGCAAACCTGCACGCCGTTCTTGTACCCATCATCCCAGGGGCTGGTAACGCCCCCAATGGGTGCGCCGAGTCCGCAAGCGGACATCGTGCGCGGTGAACTTGCTGTGTCCACGGCCTCACCGCAGGCCTTGCGCACAGCCTCAAGCTGCGCCCGTAACTCGTCGTTCTCTTGGGCGGCTCGCAGTTCTTCCGCCTCCGCCTTGCGCGCTCTGCGCAGGTACTCAACCGCCCGCGTTCCTTCGCTGTCGGCCAGTTCGCGCAAGCGGTCGTTTTCTTCGTCGGCGCGCGCAAGATTCACGGTCAACTCGTCGCGCTCATCAAGCGCCCGGTTCACGGCGTCCATGTGCTCGCCAGCGCCAAGCAGCGACACACGTTCGCGTGCATACGTCAGCGCGTTGGGGCCTAACCCCTCGTTCAACTTGAGAGCCAACGGCACCGGGGCGGGCGTGGGGCTGTGGTCTTCGGGTAATGTCGTGGTCATCGCGTTGTCTCCAAGTTAACTCGAACGTTAGGCCACAAGGTCCAGCATCGGCTGCGTGGCAGGCGCTGTCTTCTTGCTGGCCGTCTTTTTCCGCAGCTTCGTCACCAGCCGCAGCACGTCATCCCGCACGCACTCATCGTGGCCCGGCATGTAGGTGTAGTGACAGCCCTGGAACGTCAGCCCGCCGTAGTGGCGCGCAATGCTGAAGAATCCCTGGCTTACGTTGCACAGCGCGTATGGTGCGCGCTGGTGCAGCTTTTGCGCGGCCTGCACCTCGTCTGCCGTCAGGTAGCTGGTCCGTTCCATGCTCATACGTCCTCCGGCACAGGTGGCAACGCCATCCAATGCGTGATCTGGCCTTGGTACACGGCTAGTGCGGTGTAGTCATCCCAGTTGTCAATCTGCTCGTACCAGCCCTCGGGGTCATAGTACGTATCTGTGGCTTCGTCGTATTCGCCAATCTCGCTCTCAGGGCCTGATTCGCAGGAATTGGCAGCAACCCATGCCGCGCGGATGCGGCGCAATTTCCCATTTTCGTTGCGGTAGCAGGCCAGCACGGTCGCGCCATTTTCTGGCATCTGGTCCGTGACGCGGACCCATTGGTTACTGGTGTTTGTTGATGTGTTCATGGTCTGCACCGTTGCGCCAAGTTGACAAGCCACGCGGCCAGTGCGGGCGGCGTGTGCTCGCGTTCGGCCTTCGTCACAATCTTCAGCGTGCGCGGCACACCGCGCTGCGGTTTGATAACGCCAGTTGGCTCGCCACGCGGCGGCATCGGCGGCAATTCATCAGGATGGCAGCCCACGATATACAGCCATGTCAGTTTTTCGGCTTTGTGGCCCCAGTCGCATTGCCGAATCTCAGCCGTCCAGCCGCCGTACCGATCCGGCGCGCGGCCTGGTGTTGGCAGGCCCATGCAGGCCCATAGCGTGCTCTCTGCAGGATGCTCCAGCACGCCACCGAAGCGCTGAACGTGTCGCACGGCATCAATCGCAAGCTGTCGCTCCATCGCTGGGTCTTTTGCCTTGGCAAACTGCCGCAGCTTCGCCCACAGCCGACACGGCGGGTGCGCCACCAGCGGCACACCACCAGGCCAATGGCGCGCGTCTCGGGCCTCGTCCCACACGTCCACCGCAGGCAGCGCCTTGTAGTGGCTGTCTGCGCGGCAAAACAGAGCAGCTACCGCGCGGGTGAGGCCCAACCCTTCGCTCAAGCGGAGCGCCAACGGCATGCCACAAAGCCCGCCAGCCGGGTTGGCACATGTTCCGTCCGTCGGGCTTTGTGTCATTCCGTCGTCTCCCGCTTAGCTCAAACGTTGGGCGTCGCTGCCACCAGTGCGGCACGCGGTACGCCGAAGAATCCCAGCGCACCCTTCCACGGCACGAACGGCAGCGGTCGCGGGTCGCGCAGCACGAAGCCGTAGCGGCCCATAAACCAGCGCGAGTCGCTGTCTTCCACGCAGTCCACGATTTCCACGCTGCCCACAATCCCGCCGCGCTCAATATTCAAGCGCGTCAGCCCAGCCTGCATTGCTTTTGGCCCTGCGCCGCTTCCGCTGGCGAACTCCCAGGCGTGGCCCCACTCGTCTTGCGTCATGCCCTTGGCGGCATGCACCAGCACACGGCCGCGCCGCTTCGTCGGCCAGTCGCGGTTTTCGATGTCCTTGCCGCCGTGCAAAATCAGCCAGGCCCACGGCTGGCGAATGCTTAAGCAGGGCAACATCGCGCCGGCAACGCCCAACCCCTCACTCAAGCTGAGCCCCAACGGCCGTTCAAGTTCAGTGGCTTCCATCACAGTCCTTCCCGGCCGCTGGGGCCAGCTTAGTTCGCACGTTAGGCGTGCTGCTCACCGCGAGCAGCCCAAATGCTTACCGTCGCTCGTCATGCGTGGCGTGATCCCGCCGCCCGACGTGCGCAGGTACTGGCACCCCGTCAGCGCGTCGGTGCTGGGCACCAATCCACTGCGGGCACCCCACTGGCCTGGGTCGGTGTCATCGCGCCCAAACGGTGTCCAGCCAAAGACCACCATCACGGCCACACCAATCAGCAGGTACTTCCCGCACCAGCGGGCGAACATCTGTGCTTCTATCAACGACACGCCTAACCCCTCGCTCGAAAGGACCGCAAACGGCGGTCGCGTTTTGTGGCTTACTCGGGCTGTGTTGCCGCCGTTTGCGGCCTCTCAGCTCGAACGTTCGGCCTCACGCGGCGCTGACAGTAAAGCGCGCGGGCGCCAAGAATGCCGACAAGCACTGGCGGCATTCGTCGCGTGTCATTCCCACGAGCACCACCAAGCGACCATCGGCAAGGCTCACACTCAGCGCGGGCTTGCCGACCATCTGCGCCAGTTCGTCGGCGCCGATGTCTCCAATCTGCACGCCTTCTCCACTTAAGTTCAGCAGTTCCATTTGTTCCCCGCTTCGGCACCAGAGGCCGAACTAGTCGCTCGAATCGGAGCCCCAACGGCAGATTGCCGCAGCGCGCTCCGGGTTATTCAGTGTCTGCCGTTGGTGCCCGTTCAGCTCCAACGTTAGGCCCTAATCGCGGCGGCCAGCTTCTTGAACCAGTCATAGAAGTTGCTGCCGCCATAAGTCGCGTATTCGTCGGCCATCTTGGCGCACCGCTCGCGCTCTGCGGCTACTGCGGCATCAAGCGCAGCCTGGTCATACAGCAGGTGCACGCCTCTCAGGTAGTGCTGAGCCAGCGCGTAATCAGGCTCCGGTATGTGCCAACGCAACACCCCGCCCACAATCTCAGCGACGGGCCTAACCCCTCGCTCAACCGGAGAGCCAACGGCGGGTGTGGTGGTGTCTTCAGGCTTTGTCATGGGTTGGCTCCTGCTTTTCTCGAACGTTATGGCGCACTTTGGCGCGCCAGCAGTGCCCGCACCTCAAGGACCAAGTGGCGCGGGCTCCCGCAGAAGTTGATGGCGTTCACTTCGGGGTGCTCAAGCACCCACAAAGTGGCCTCAAGCGCACGACGTAGGGCGGCAATGTCTTTCTGATCTTTGGCAATCCCTGCCGCAGTGAGTTCGTCAATCTCTGCTTGGTTCATTGCTTCGGCTCCTTGAGCTTGTGCGCTTTCATCAGCGCGGCCTCTATCACTTCTGCGCGCGTGCTGCCTTGCGCGTCTATCCACTCCACCAGCCATTCCGGCAGGCGCAGCGGCACGTTTACGCGGCGCTGGCCGGGCAGCGGAGGCGGGCGCCCGCCTTTGCTTTTTTCGCCGCTCATGCCGCCTCGATTTCGGCCAACTTCATGACGCTGGGCATGTCAGCCGGGGCGCCATCGGCCAGCATCGCGTACGTCCAGCCGTCGATGTATGCGCGCATTGCTGCGATTGAATCCACGCTATCCGCAAAGGCTTGAGCCATGAAAGCCTGGTTCAGCGCGGGGGCCCGGCTCTTGCCATTCTTGAATGCTGATGCGCCCTGGTGTTGCGCTTGCTTGGTGTTCATGTTGCTTGCTCCTGGTGGTATGTTGCAGTGATGTAAATGTAGTACGTAAACCAATGCAGTCAACAACTATTTGTAACACGCAAACATGGTCGCGCTTCGGAGACGGCGCCTAACGCCGCAGCTTCCGTCCAATCCCACCTGCCGCCTGGGCCATGTCCTTCTGGATGTTCCCCATCAGGATGAAAGCGAACCACCGCTGGCGCTGGTTGTTGCCGATGCTGTCGCGCCGGTGGCCGGAGCCCCCGCAGGTGTCGCACTCGCGCATGGTCTCGTTGTTGTAGCCACTGCCGATCTGCCCCGTGCCCCAGCAGGTGTGGCAGGCCGGGTCCAGCAGCACGTCCAGGACGCGATTGGCCAGGCGCTCCAGGATCTGCGGCGCCTCCCGGAAGTTCTGCTGCGCGGCCAGGGTCAAGGTGTAGGCGTAGAGCGCCTGGCGCGCTGGCCGGATGGTCTTCAGGTCCATCAGCACCAGCATGCTTTCCGACACAGCCCGCTGCTTGGCGATCCGGCGCAGGTTGTCGGCGTCGGCCTGCAGCGCTTCCTTCGAAGACCGCAGCGGCGGATGCCAGGCCGCGGACCGCTTGTCCAGGGCCACAGCTGCGCGCAGGTAGCGCGGCATCTCCTGGTCGACGCGCATCAGCGCACCGCGCGCGGCGTCGAATTCGTTGTGCAGGCGCAGCATCAGCACACCCAGGTCGTGCCCACCGTCCGGCCCATCGCCGGCCACCGCGCCGGCCGCCCAGATCAGGTCCACCGGCGTGCGCTTCTCCAGGTCGACCCGCAGGTTGCTGGAGTGCGTTGCCACGCCGTATGCCTCACCGATCGTGGCTCTCGTGTCGTCAACTGTCATGAAAAGCCTTTGATCGCTGGTTTGACCAGACGCGGCCTTTGCGCATCGACGCGCAAAACCGCCAGCAAAATCAGTCCTACACACCCGGCCGTGCCGCCGCCTGGGCTGCCGGCGGTGAAGTCCTCCAGGGGCGTGCCCTTGGGCAGGTAGGCCTGGGCACGCGCGCACTTGTTCCACATGGTGCAGGCGCTGCTGTCAGCACTGCAGCGTGACGACTTAGGATCAAGCCGAATACGGTCAGACCTACTCACAGGATCGCTCCTGCATGCAGAACAGATTTGGCATAGGCGTATGCCCTAGCCGCCTCGTTCACGTCATCAAATAGCCCGAGTTGCTTGGTCGTTCCCCTGACACAGATCGTGGCTCTCCACTTCTTGCGTCGCTTGATCCAACTCACACCAAGCGGGGCAGGTACTACCTTGTCCTTGTGTGAGCTCTTAAGGTTTTGCCCGTTCAACGATTTGTCCGCATAGCGCAGATTCGCAATTCGATTGTTGGTCTTCACACCGTCAATGTGGTCAATGGCACTCGTTGGCCACACACCATGGTGCATGCACCAAGCAACGCGATGTGCCAAGTAGTCGCGGCCATCAAACCCCACCCGCAAATACCCGTTCCTGTGTTGATTCCCGGCAATTTCGCCGGCCCGCCCCTTCCCCCTTGAAACAAGCCACCTCAGTACGCCGCTTGCTGGGTCGTAAGTCAAAACCTGAGACAAGCGTTTGGCCAAGACTTGCGCCTGCGTCACCGTTGACGGAGGGTCCAGGCGGATGCGGTCGCTGCGGTCAGCCATCCAGGCCACCATGGGTTTCGCTGTAGGCCAGGACTTCCAGCTCGCGCACCAGCGCAGTCCGGTGGGGGACATGGAAGCGCTCGCGCAGCCGCTCCGTCCACAGGTTGGCGCGGTAGGTGCTGATGCCGATGGCCTTGCCGGTGTCGCCCGGGCTCAGGCCGTCCAGCAGGCAGGCGGCCAGGGCGCTTTCGGTGGGGGTGAAGCCGATCACTTTCCGACGGCCTCCAGGGCTTGCAGTTGTGCCTTCTGGGCCAGGCCCAACTTGCCACCGCTGCGATCGCGCCTGGCGCGCAGGGCGTCCGCTGCCGCCTTGGCTGGATCGTGAGCCGCAGGCTTCTGCACCACCGCCTGCATGGCCGCGGCGACCTTTTCCGGGTCGGCCTTGACGGCCGGAGCGGCCAGCGCGGGCACCATCTCCGGGAAGCCCGTGCACATCTTGCGGAACTGCTCGCTGTTCGGCGGGAAGTCCGGCGGCAGGTTGTTCAGTGCGTGAGTGACGGCCTGGGGCCTGGCGGCGACAACCGCGGCCAGCTGTTCGTGCCAGTCAGCCTTCACGGCCGACTCAGGGATGCCTTCCCACTTCCGTGTCCAGGCGTCGCCGTAGCGCACCTGCAGCCTGGTGAAGAGCGCGTCAACCCAGCGCGGCAGGGGTGATGTCGATGATGTCATTCGATGCTCCATAGGGCTGCGCGCCCAACATGCCGCCGGTCATGCGGAAAACCTTCTCTCGGGCCGCGCGCTCGCGGGGGGTCTCGGCGCCTTGCTGCTGGGCCTGTCGTTCGTGCGGCTTCAGCCAGTCGGCCTGCAGGCCTTGGGTGCCCCTGGTGCACCAGACCCGCAGGAAGGCTTCAAGGCTCATGCCGGCCTTCGCTGCTTCGGCCACCGCGCCGTCCAGCACCGTCGGGCTCACCGGAGCCTTCTTCGCCTTGCGCAGGGACAGCCAGTCGCGCCAGACGGTTTCGTCGACGTCGGCGGGCCGATCAACCGCGGGGGCCGGCGCGGCACGCGCCTTCTTCTTCGACGCAGGAGAAGAAGAAGTTGTCGGTATTCGGTTATCGGTGCTGGATTCCGCACCGACTTCGGCCGGATTCACCGACGTGTCACTTGTGACATCACCAGTACTATCGTGTGACTCCGCAGCTTTCTTGGCCCGAATGGCGGCCTGTCGGTCGGAGTCCGATCGACGGCGGCGCATCATCTCCAACGCGCGGGTCACCAGCGTGTCGTGGTACAGACGGCCGTCTTCGGCCATCCACCACCCGCGCAGCAGCACGTCGCGGTACTCGCGGAACAGGGCCAGCGGGATCCCGATCGTGCCGGCCATCTCGCGGTCGTCGGCCGGCAAGCTGCCACACGGCACCTGCTTCCAGGCCGCGTACCACATGGCCAGCAGGAACGGCCTGGCCAGGGGAAGGCCCTCCAGCGCCAGCGTCATCGCGGAGCTCCAGGTGCTGCTTTGCTCGATCTGTTCGTAGTCCAGTTCGAACCGCCAGCCCTTCGCCCGCGTGTCCGCGGGGTACGGTGGCGGCGGCGCTTCGAATTCGGAAGTCATGCGGCAAACAGGTCTTGTGTCTTCGTGATGGTGGCAGCGCGCAGATTGGCCACGGCCTGATGAAAGTAGCTGGCCTTCAACTCTGCACCGATGAACTTGCGGCCCATCTCCAGCGACACGTAGCCCTCTGAACCGATGCCCATGAACGGGCTCAGCACGATGTCGCCGGGGTTCGTCCAGAGCATCACGCCGCGCTCGTTCGGGGCCGGTGTCGCGGTCGCGCACAGCTTGAAAGGCGTTTCGCGGAAAGCACTCAGCAGCGTCTGCAGGGTCTTCGTGTCGTGGTGCTTGATGCACGACGATTCGTCCAGCACCACCGCGCCGAAGTCGTCGGGATTGAACTTGTGCAGCCGGTCGTAGTTCGTGATGTTGATTCCTGGCCCCACGTCTGCGGCTTCGCGGCAAAGCGCTATCCCCAGCGAAAGCGACTGCCCCTCTACGACAGTCTGCGAAGCCACCGCAAGCGGGGCCAGGATCAACACGGGGCGCTTGGTGTGGCGATGCACGGCATCTGCCCACGCAAGCTGCATTCGAGACTTGCCGAGTCCGGTGTCGGCAAAGATGGCGCAACGGCCACGGCGCAAAGCCCACGCGGTCAACGCGGACTGGTGCGGGAACAGAGAGCCGGGAACGCTGAAGCCGTCAGCAATGCCAGTCGGCGGGACGGTAGACAGCTTGTGCTGTACGTAGTCGGTGTAATTCATGCAGCGGCCCTTTCGTCGCGCTTGGTGTTGACGCGGCGGAATTCAAAAAGGCCAGCGTGTTCGGGGTTCAAAAGCGCGAACAGCCGGGCCCAGCCTGGCGTCGCGTGATCGTTCAGCTTGAACTGCGCATCGGCGTCGGCCAGCGCTGACTGGTGCCGCAGCACTTCGATAATGGTTCGCGCGCTGTAGTGCTTCCAGCCGCGGCGAACCACCTGCAGGGCCTCGCGCTCAAAGGCCGCATAGACGTGCAGGTTGTCGGCCAGGTAGGCCAAGAACTCGCGCGTGAAGGAGTCCGCGTGCATGTGCGCCATGAACAACGGGCGGGGCATCTGGGCGCTCATTCCCGGCCGCTCCCGGCTTTGCCTTCAGCTTTCCCGGAGATTCCCAAGCCGCTAACGCGAGAGGCAATCACACTGGCTGCACGGAGTGCCGTGCCCGCGAAATCGCGACGGGGCAAAAGAGACCGGCTCATGAGGTCCACCTAGCGGGTCGCTTCAGCGGATGCGCGCTCGCGGTCGGCATCCAAGTCTTCGAGCTTGATGCCTCGCGGAAGCAGGGGCTTCAGCTTGAAAATGTGCATCGGTGATGCCCAGCCGCGGCGCAACCATCGCGAAATTTCCTGATACACAGGGCGGCCGCCCAGCTTTTCGGAAAGTGCCACGGGGCCGCCGTGGTGCTCGACCAGGCGAACGATTGCTGGGGGGTGATGTTTCGGCATGGCCCGATGATGCCACAACAAAGCCGCGCGCCGCAACAAATTATGTGCACGTGTTTGTTGCGCGCACGCTTTGGTTGTGGGAGAATTTCTCTGTCGCTTGAAGACAGACCGCCGCCGGCGGTCCTTGAGGCGAGGAAAGGCACCAATGAAGGCGACTCCGGTTTCAGCAGAAGTCGTAACCGAATTCAGCGCCATCTGCGCCGACATCGTGGCGAAGTGGGATGCGAGCCGCCGCGGGCCGGCCCCATCTGCCCCCGCGCCGCAGCCCACTCGCGAACAGCTGCAGGCCGAGCTTCGGAAAGCCCGCTGCGGTTTCGATGCTGCTTACCCGTACACCGACGATCACAGTTTCTTCTGCGAGCAGCACGCGAAGCACAAGCGCATCAATGCGCTCGAAGCCCAGTTGGCACGTCTGCAGATGTCAGGCCTTTGCCCGGTGCCGGAGTTCCCCGACGTGCGGAGTGTCCGGTGAGCGCGCCGATCTACTGGCCGCAAGTGCCCGCCTACACCGGCCAGCGCGCTGTCTGGCCCGCAGGCCTCACCCACCCGCCAGGAGCAAAGACATGAACGTCTTTCTGGTGCTTGTGGTCCTGGCCATTCCCGCACGGCCAGGGTTCTCGGACGTGCAGCAAGTGGTGCACCGCGAACTGATCACTTCCAGCGGCCCGGTGGCGTGTCAGCAGCACGCGAACAAGCGAGCAGAGGAACAAAGCGAAAAGCGCGCTGCTGATCTGCAGCGTTTCAAGGCCCGCATCTACGGCATCTGCATTCAGCAAAAGGATCCGGTATGAAAAGAGCTTCTGACTACACCCGCGAACTTGCCGGCGGCATCGCCGACCTGGAAGCCCGGCGCGCTGCGCCCATCGAGTCGGCCGCCAACGTGATGGCCAAGATTTTCGGCCTGGCCGCCACGGTGGGCCTGGGCGTCTGGTGGCTGCTGGCCCTGCTGGCTGACTGTGGGGGGTCGACATGCTGACCGTTCGCCCAACCCAAATTCGCCCGCTGATGCGCCTTCGCATGTTCTTTCGCGCGGCTTACATCCGCCTGCTGATGCGCTCCTGCGAACAGGACATCCAGTGGCACCAGCAGACCGCCGAACTGGCCCCGCAGCTGGAAGCCCTGGCCCGACAGCGCCTGGATGAGCTTCGAGTCGAGTTGATCGACTGCGAGCTCTGCACGCGAAACACCTGACCACGAAAGGAGAACCATGAACGCACCCCAACGGGTTGAACTGATCGAGGCCGCCGAGAACTTGACCGGCGCCCAACTGCCGGACCTCTCTCGCACGCATGCGATGACGACCGCCGCAGTCCAGCCGGCCACACCGACCATGATGCTGGCCATGGCCGTGGAGCGCGGCGCCAGCCTTGAGTACATCGAAAAGCTGATGGCGCTGCAAGAGCGCTGGGAAGCGAACGAGGCTCGCAAGGCCTTCACCGTGGCGATGACGGACTTCAAGGCCGAGCCGCTGGAAATCTTCAAGCGCAAGGCTGTGGGCTACGCGACCAAGGAAGGCGACTTCGTGGGCTACAAGCACGCGGAACTGTCCGACGTGGCCGACGTGGTGGTGCCGGCCATGGCGCGGCATGGCCTGTCGCACCGCTGGGACGTGAAGCAGGAGAGCGCCCGCGTGATCGTGACCTGCACGGTGACGCACCGCATGGGCCATTCCGAGTCGGTGACGATGGACGCGGCGCCCGACGACAGCGGCAAGAAAAACAAGATCCAGCAGATCGCGTCATCGGTGACCTACCTGCAGCGCTACACCTTGCTCGCGATCGTGGGCCTGGCAACGAAGAACGAAGACGACGACGGAGCCGGAGGCGGCGACGTGGACGAAGCGGAACTGCTGCAGGGCTTCCGCGATGCGTCGCTGCTGGGCACTCCGGCCCTGCGTGCGCACTACACCAAGGTCCAGCCCACCGATGAGTGGTGGGCCGCGAACTCGAAGGCACTGAAGGAGGCCGCGAAGAAGGCGGACGAAAAGGGGGCGGCCAAGTGACCATCGTCCTCAATCACCCCCAGGGCTCTGAAGACTGGCTCCGCGCCCGTTTGGGCGTGTGCACGGCCAGCCGCTTCGCCGATGCCCGCGGCAAGCTGACCAAGGCCAGTAAGAACGGAAACGCAGGCGATCCCAACGGCGACGCGATCAAGTATTCGTGGCTGCTGGCCGTGGAAACCGTGGCCCAGGAGCCGCTTGACGAAACCTTTGTGACCTACGCGATGCGACGCGGCCGTGACCTGGAGCCGCAAGCGCGCGCCGTCTACGAAAAGCGCACTGACGCCTGGGTGGAAGAGGTCAGCCTGATCCTGACCGATGACTCGCGTTTTGGCTACAGCGCGGACGGCTTTCGCGACGACGACGGGCTGATCGAAATCAAGGTGCCGCTGGCCTGCGACAAGCTGGGCCAGGTGTGGGCCAGCCCAGAAACCGCGCATCTGGAATACATCGACCAGATCAACGGCGGGCTGTGGATCACCGGCCGCAAGTATTGCGACCTGATCGTCTACTGCCCCTGGCTTGCCCCGGTCGGAAAAGACCTGTTCGTGAAGCGGATCTACCGAGACGAAGCCGCCATTGAAGCGCTGGAGTCCGACCTTGTGGGCTTCATGCGCCTGGTGGACGCGAACCTGGCCGTGCTGCGTGCGCCCGCAAAGATGAGCGGCAACCCGAAGGAAGCCGCACCTGCAGCTGCGCCAGCAGCCGCCGAAACGCCGCCCTGGGCCGAAGCGCCCGCGCCGGCACCCACCGCCAAGGCCGCCGAACTGGCGATGCCGGACTTCTGAGGCGCGCAGTGAACGAAGCCGCCCAACAAACCCCGGAGTTCCGCGTGCAGGAAATCAAACTGCGCCGCGCCGAAATCAAGGTCGACTTGACGGCCATGAAGCACGCCTACGTGTCAGGCGGCACCGAACGCCCGCACGCCGAGCGTACTGGCCTGGAAGCCGAGGACGCCGCGCTTGCGCTGGAACTGCTGCGCATTGGCAGCGATGCCATCAAGGCCAAAGCCCAGCGCCGGCAGACCCTCAATGATGGCCTGTTGGGCCGCCTGTTGCGCCTGCTCCATGCGCGCGGCGATTGGGACATCGCTGTGGAAGCTGCCGGCGCCGACATAGACCTGTCCGAAATCACACCCTGGAGAACAGCCTCCACCAACCTTGAGGAAGAAACCCGTGTCTGACCTTGCATTCCCCGAAATCCTGGCGCTCGCCGACGCCCACCGCTCGGAACTTGCCACGGCCGCCGCTGGCGCGCTGGACCTGGAGAAGATCAACCTGACCGACCTGGCGCTGGCCAAGTTCGGCGACTGGCGCGGCAGCGTCGCGGCCGTCACCGCGAACCTGGGCACACTGGTGCTGGACCTGAGCACGCAGGCCAGGGTGAACGACGCCAAGTCGCTGCGCGAGCGGCTGATCAACGTGCCGCGCGCCGATGCCCGCAAGGTGTCGAAGGCGCTGCGCTCCAAGTTTGCAGCGACCGGCAAGGACGTGGCCGCCGCTGAGGACCAGATCGTTGCAGCGTGGGACCAAACAGAGACGCTGATCACGCCCAAGATCGACGCCGCCCAGCAGACCCTGGACGCGGAGAAGGCCGAGAAGGCGCGCATCGAAGCGGAGCGCGTGACCAAGCACCAGGAACGAATCGCCACGGTTCGCGCGTACTTGACCCGCTGCCAACAACCAGGCATGACTGCTGAGCGCATCGCGCGCGGCATCGCAGCGCTGGAGCCCCTGACATTCGGCCCGGAGTTTGAAGAGTTCCAGGTGCCGGCCGCGAATGCGCAGTGCGAGACCCTGGAAGCCATGCGCCAGCTGCACGCGCAGGTGCTGGGCCGCGAGCAAGAGGCCGCCCGCCAGGAACAGATCCGGCTGGAGAACGAGCGCCAGGCCGAGGCCAACCGCATCGAGCGCGAGCGCATTGAAGCCGAAGCGGCCGAGATCCGCCGTCAGGCCGCGGAACTGGCCGCCGCGCAAGAAGCGCAGCGCCGCGAACAGGTGATGCTGCACGGCGACCCGACTGCGCCGGTGCCGCCTGCCGAAGCAGTTGTCGCGAACTACCGCACGCCCGTGACCGCTGCCGGCTTCGCTTCGATGGGCGAGCGCTTCACAGACCCGGACCCGGACGCGGCGACCAAGCTGCCCACCGACGAAGTGGTGGAGACCATGGATCCGCAGGAAAGCGTGGGCCTGGCCGAAGTCGCGCCGCTGGTCCAGGTGTTCCGCGAAACGGCCGTAGCCACGCTGAAGCTGGGCGACCTTTCCGCCTGGGCCGGCTTCACGCTGACGCGCGCTTTTGTCGAAAGCCTGGGCATCAAGCCCACGGTGGATGGCGCCCGCGTGTTGTTCACTGCGAGCCAGCGCCGCGAACTGAAGACTGCGCTGCTGCGCCACGTGGAAAGCCTGCAGGCATGAGCGAGATCCACGCCTACCGCAGCCGCCGAGGCTTCAAGGCCCGCATCGGCCTGGCCGGCTACGTCACCCTGCTGGGCTCCATGAGCCGGCACCCGACGGACATCAACAGCCTGGCCATGCGCCTGGGCTGGGGCCGCGATACCTGCTACCGCCTGGTGCCGCAGTTCCACAAGCGCGGCCGCCTGCACATCAGCGACTGGCGCATCGCGCCCCGCAAGGTGCCGATCGCGATCTACGCCTACGGGCCAGGCGAAGACGCGCCCGCCCCGACGCTCACGCCTGACGGCCGCCAGCGCTCACCTGTCCGCATCCTTCGCCCCGAAAAAATGAGCCCCGAAGTGATCGCCTTCTGCAACGTGCTGGACGAACTGGAAACCGCCAGCAGCATCAAGGAGATCAAGGCCGCCACCGGCATCCACCACGACACCGCACGCCAGATCTGCGCCGCGCTTCGTCGCGAGAAGCTGGGCTACATCGAACGGTATCTGCCGCGCGATGGCTGCGGCGGCACCTACATGGCCATGTTCAAGCTGGGCCAGCGCAAGGACGCTTCCTACCCGAACCCCAAAGCCTTGCGCCGCAAGACGGTCAAGGCCTGGCAACAGCGCAGCGCTGCAAACCAGCCCATGCGCGACCTGATCGCAGCCCTGCAGCCGCCGGTTGCTCAGGCCGCGTGACCTTCCACCACCACCGCAAAGGAATCCCATGCCACGCCCGATAACCGACACCCTGCGCATCCTTCAAGGCGGCGCATTCCTGGACGAGTGCAGCGACCTGCTGGCCGACGTCGTCAAGTCCGTCGACGAGACCGGCAAGGCCGGCCGCTTGACGATCACCCTGGACATGAAGAAGTCCGGCGGCGCCCTGGCCATCACGGCGAAGGTGACCAACAAGTCGCCGGAGAAGGCGCCCGACGCCGACCTGTTGTGGCCGACCGTCGAAGGCAACCTGTCGATCGACAACCCGGCCCAGCGAAAGCTGGACCTGCGGCCGGTCGATGAGCCCGGCCGCGTGATGCGCAGCGCCGACCCCCAGACCGGCGAGATCCCCGCGCGCGTGATCGCCGGCTAACCCACCACCACCGAGAGAAAACAACATGCAAGACGAAGTAGTCGAGAACATCGCCGCCACCCTGGCGAAGGAACTGCCCAGGCCGCAGATCATCGCGTCCTTCCCGGAACCCGGAGGCAGCGCCGTGCCCGGCCTGATCCATGTGTCCCTGCCCAAGGGCTGGACCATGGCCCAGGTGGACAACGAGAAGATGCTGCAGAACCCGCGGCGCATCGCGGCAGAAGCCAAGATGTCGGACGCCGCCAGTTTCATCGCCTACGTGCGGCGCAACCGCCAGCCGGGCAGTGTGGTCTGGTGCGAGTTCAGCCCGACCAGCTACGCGCTGCAGTTCACGGCCGTGTTCGATGAACACCACGCGATGCCCGGCTGGCGCTCGCACAAGGCGGCCTTCAAGCCCGCACTGTCGGCCGAGTGGGGCACCTGGACCCGCAGCGACAAGCAGAGCAAAAGCCAGGTGAGCTTCGCCGAGTTCCTGGAACAGAACGAGCAAGACATCAGCGCGCTGGAAGGCTTCCCGACCAGCCTGGCGATGATGAAGATGGCCACGGAGTTCGAAGCCCGTCAGGACCAGCGCATCAAGTCCACGATCCGCCTGCAAAGCGGCGGCATCGCGCTGGACTACGTGTCCGACTCCGACGCCGGGACCATCGAACGCATGCAGGTCTTTGACAAGTTCGTCATCGGCATCCCGGTGTTCTGGACCCAGCCGAAGGCCGGCGAGGCCCTGGCCGCGTACCACGTGAAGGCCAGGCTGCGCTATCGCATGGACAAAGGCTCGGTGAACTTCTACTACGAACTGATCCGGCCAGACATGGTGCACCAGCGCGCGGCCCTGGAACTGATCGAAGAGATCCGCGCCGGTATCGGCGAAACCCCGCTGCTTATGGGCGGCATCTGACAACGGCGGCGGCCACGTGCCGCTGCCAGAAAGGACGCGCACATGGGTGCGATCGAGAACCTGAAGCCAGAAGTGCGCGCAGCGCTGCTGTTCGCACTGTGGCACCACCAGGGCGCCAGTAGCCCGGTCGGCCAGCCGATCCGCGCGATGCTGGGCATCGGCGAGTTCGACCACCTGGACCAGGAGCAGCTGACAACGGCGCGCGGCTTGATGCCGCTGACGCTGGTGCGCATGGCCGTGACCGGCTTCTACACAGCGCTGGACCAGCGCCAGCACGGCGGCGATGCCATGCACAAGGCTTTCCGCGAGGTAGAGGCCGCGCTGGGCATGCAGTGGGCGCAGGGCGCCACGCTGAAGCAGGGAGCGCCGGCATGAGCGCCGAGCACGTGCCGACCTGCCAGTGCGGTGTCCGGCCCGCGGCCGAATGCCCGGGCGCCTGGGAGCATGGCTGCGACCTGGGCAGCAACCCGGACCGCGTCAGCGTGGCGCCGCCCGAGCAATCGGCGGCCGTGGACAAGGCGCTGGGCATCGATCGCACCGCCGATGCGATGCTGGTGGCGCGCACCGAGGCGAGCGCCCTGCTGGACTACTGCCGGCAGATGGGCCTGGTGCTGACGATCGAACAGGTGCCGCTGCAGCCACTGGCCATGGGCAACTACGTCAGCCGCGTGAGCGTGCGCAAGGCGCGGGTCGCGGCATGACCGAAGCGCGCATCTTCAACCTGGTGCACGCCGAGGCGCGCCGTCGCGCGGCCGCGTACATCGTTGACGATGCGCCGGCCGGCTGGCGCGTCACGGTCAAGCCCCAGGCGAAGCGCCGGATCCAGGAAGAGCGCTACCACGCGATGTGCGGCGACTTCGCTGCCCAGTGGCCTTTCGCGGGCAAGCACTGGCACAAGGACGACATGAAGCGGCTGCTGGTCGACGCCTTCGCGGAAGCGATGCGCCAGGCCGGCACGCCGCTGCACCACGACGGCCGCGTCGTGCCCAGCATCGACGGCCTGCGCGTCGTGCAACTGGGCATCCAGACCAGTGACTTCTACGTCAGCGAGGCTTCGCAGTTCATCGAGTACCTGTTCGCCTTCGGTGCCGACATCGGCATCAAGTGGTCGGACGAAGCCAAAGCGCCGCGGACGGTGCCGGCATGAACCGCTGCGAAGCCTGCGGCCGCCGCCTGGTCAGCGAGGAAAGCCAGCGCCTGGGCTTTGGCCCGGTGTGCGTTGAGCGCCAGCGCGCCCGCGGCTTCGTCTTCGGCGGCAAGGCCAGGCCCAGCGTGCTTGTGCGGCCGGCGACCCGCTGGAAGCGCCGCAAGCCAGCGCCTGGCCAGCTGCCCCTGCCGGGACTTGATCCATGAAGCGCATCAACAGCGCCGACCGCCGCGAATTGCGGGTGAACCTGTGCAACCGCTACGGCGGCCGCTGCAGCTACTGCAACACGTCGGCAGGGCTGCGCTCTGGCACGGTCGACCACTACCTGCCCGAGGCGCTGGGCGGCGGCAACGAGCGAGCGAATCTGCGCTGGTCTTGCTTGGCCTGCAACCATGCGAAGGACTGCATGCACCCGAATGAGTGGGAGCGCGTGCGCCCCACCTTGCGGCCCTGGGTCGAAACGCCGGCGGATGCCAAGGTGCGGATCCTGCAGCACATCGCCAGGCTGGCGCGCGGTGTGTCGGCGTGACCTGGACCACCTTCAAGCCCAAGGGCTACGCACCGAGGCCGGCAAAGCAGCTGGACGGCTACACGCCGCGGCCGCGCGCGCCGGCGCTCCTGACCATGGCCGGCCCTGGTCTGCTGATGGCGATGGTGAAGCCGGCCCCGAAGTTTTCCTATGTGCGCGATGAGCGACTGCGCGCTATGTGCCGCGCCATGGCCTGCCAGCACTGTTTCGGCGCCACCTGCGGCAACCAGGGCGTGACGTGGGCCCACAGCAACCAGGCCCGCCACGGAAAAGGCAAGTCCATCAAGGCATCGGACCAGTTCGTCGCGGCCATGGGCACCGCCTGCCACGCGGAACTGGACCAGGGCAAGACACACACCCAGGCGCAGAAGGTCGCGATCTGGGAACGGGCCCACGCGCGCACCGTCGCGCTGGCGCTGCAGCTGGGAGCCTGGCCGGCCGGCGTGCAGGTGCCGGGGATTGAACTAGGGGCCATCAATGCCGGTGAAACCTGAGAACGCGGCCCGCTACCCGAAGGACTGGCCAGCCATCAGCCGCGACGCGAAAGAGCGCGCCGGCTGGCGCTGCGTGCACACAGACGAGCACGGCAGCCGCTGCCGCGCGAGCCAGTACGCCGTCGGTTTCTGGCGCATGGGCGTGTTCCTGCCGAGCGCGGAGGCTGGCGCGACCTTCAAGGAATCCCGCCAGCATGCGGCCGAGCTCTATCACTCCCTGGGCGAGGAAGGCGACCGGCCCACCGTCATCGTGCTGACCACCGCCCACCTGGACCACCAACCGGAGAACTGCGCGCTGGCGAACCTCGCGCCCATGTGCCAAAGACATCACCTGGCATACGACCACCACCACCACCGAGCGAACGCCCAGGCCACGCGCCGCGCGAAGGCCGGCACGCTGGAGCTATTCGAATGAGCGCGGCGCCTAACTTTCTTATCTATGGCGCACCTTAACGCTTGACGGCTTGTTATCTTTGGCGTACATTCTTGGTGTGGGTTGAGCGCTTCGCGAAACCCGGCAACAAGGAGAGCGCCATGCAAGTCGAGTCCAGTCTTCAAGTGGTCAAGGGCCAGTGCATCGTCTATACGGGCGATATGTGCAACGCCAGCGGCCGCGGCGCCATTGTGGCCGTGGTGCCGCAAGTGGCACGCCCGGGCGGCCTGGTCGGCCAGATGTTTTCGATGGACTGGAAGGCCGGCAAGATGGTGCCGGTTGACTCCAGCTTCACGTTCGACGTGGCGCTGGAAGACGGTCGGCTGATCCGCGGCATGTACGTCAGCAGCATCGGCGAAAGCGGCGGCTGCCGGTTCCGTCTGGTCGAAGGCATGGTCAGCGAAGAAGAGATTGCCGGGCTGCTGGCCGGTGTGGCCCTGAAGAAGGCCAGCGACGAAGCGGCCGAAAAGGCCAAGAACGAAGCGTTCGCTGCTGCGAAGGCGGTGGCCCTGGAGGCCGGCCTGAAGCTGGGCCTGATCCCCGAAGACAAGTTCCGCGAGATGGGCAAGCGGGGCAGCGCCGCGGCCAGCAACATGCGCGCCGAACTGAAGGCGGCCGGCATCAAGGCCCGGGTCAAGCAGGACGGCTACAGCGCGATCAACGTCTACGTGGCCAAGGCCGAAGAGAAGGAAGCCGCCAGCGCGATCGCGGACAAGTACGAAGACGGCTACTTCGACGGCATGCAGGACATGCACGTTTCGGTGCCCAACCCCTGGGGCAGCGCCTTCGGCCAGGTCGACTATGTCTTCTGCTACGTGGAGCGCGAATGAAAGACTACCTGCTGTCTGTGTTCCTTCCCCTGCCGGCCGGTCACACCTTCGTGCTGGTCTGCCGGGTCAAGGTGGAACAGTCGCTGGCCTGGGTGAAGGCCCACGCCGACGAGATCGCCACGCGGGCGGTGGCCGATGACAAGGTCGCCCAGAAGATCAACGCGGGCGCTTATGTCGCCCTGAGCGTGGAAGCCGCGCCGGCCTGAAGTCACAAGTTTTCCTTGCGCCTTCCGCGTCTTTGGCGTACATTATCTATATGCCGGGGCGGTCCTGGCGGGAGATGAAGATGGCGGCAAAGGTGGTGATGCTGGTCAGCCCCGAAGGGGAACTTATGGGCTGGCGCCGCGAGGTTCCCCGCAGCCTCAAGGCTGCATGGCGCGAGGCCGTGAGCGAAGCACTCAAGGCCGGCGCCGAAGTCTGGGAGTGCGCATCGCGCAAGCGCGTGATCCCGTGGGACGGCCGGATGTCGGCACTCAAGCTGCGGTGAGCAGCGTCCAGCCCTGCGGCTGGCCAGTGTTCACGAAAGGAGAACGGAATGGGCTGGACTGTTTTGAACAAGGCACCCGCTGAAGGCTGGAAATCCTTCCTGGATGCGAACTACGCAAGCGCCGAAACGAAGGTGCTGCGGTCGCAGATCGTTGGCGGCGTCTACTACGCGGCGGTCAAGTGCGCCAGCGGTTCGGTCGTCGCGATCGTCACGCTGATCGAGGGCGGCGGCTGGAAGACGATGGACGAGAGCATGGGCCCGTACTACTACGACTGCCCGGCTTCGGTGCTGTCGCTGCTGACGCCGACGAAGTACGAATCGGCCCTGAAGTGGCGTGCGAAGTGCGGCATGGTCGACATCGCGCAGCAGCTGGAGCTTTGCTGATGCCGGCCGACATGGGCCAGGCCCGGCTTGACGCGCTGCGCCAGTCCTTTGAGCGCCTGGTCGGCGATCGCGATTCCTACGGCCTGAAGCGCTCGCGCCGCGGCACCTACGTGAACCCGGCGATCGCGCGAGACTGGAAGTGGTTTCAACTTGGCGCAGCTGCGCAGAAAGGATTCCCGTGAGCACAACCGAACTGGTCCCCAGCGTCAGCATTGCCAACATGGTCAACCAGCGCGCGGCCGTCATGGCGCGCCTGGAGCAGGCCGCCGACCTGATCCGCGAAGCGCACGGCATCGCCGTCGAAGCGCACCTGGGCATGCCCCGCCTGACGGTGGCCACCGGCTTGTCCCGCGGATCCAGCGAACGCAGCATCGCCGGCGCCCGGCTGAAAGCCCCGAGCCGCGACGGCAGCACCTATGAACAGGATGAGTCCGACCGCGGCGAAGTGGCGAAGATGTTCCGCCTGGGCGTCGATGCGTCGGCCTGGCAGTACCTGATGCACGAATCCGGCCTGCGGTCGCTCATGGACCAGAAGGCCCGCGAGACCTGGGACAAGGCCATCATGGACGGTGACATTCCAGAGCTCACCGATGCCAACATCCGCAGCACCTTCAAGATGCTGCACGACGGCCGCGGCGATATGTTCGAACGCGGCGTGATCGCGTGCTTCAAGTCTCTGGCCTGGTGCTACAAAACCAACCTGCCGCAGAAGTTCGGCAAGCGCATCGTGGTCAATTACCTGACCAGCGGCTGGAGCAGCGGCAAGACCGACCACATGGACGACCTGATGCGGGTCCTGAGCGTGCTGGACGGCAAGCCGGAGCCCGACTACCGCGGCGGGATCTATGCGCTGCTGCGCCAGGGCGGTCTGAGCGGCTGGCCCAGCAAGGCCGGCCAGGTGGAGAACGCCTACATGGTGATCAAGACCTTCAAGAACGGCAACGGCCACGTGACCTTCAAGCGCCTGGACCTGGTCGACAAGATGAACCTGATCATCGCGAAGCACTACCCCGGAGCGCTGCCGGCTCCGAAATAGTCGCAAGTTTTCCTTGTGTTCCGGCCGTCTTTGGCGTACATTATTTATGTGCGCCGCGACGGTCGCGGTAAGGGGAACGAGATGGCAAAGCAGGAATGGCGGATGGCCCAGCGGGTCAAGCCCGTCGGCGTGGCCGGCATCGAAGCGATCATCAAGATCGCCGAAGAGGGTTTCGGCAAGGTCAACGAAGTCGCGGTCGACAGCTTCAGCGCCAGCGCCGTGAAGGCGGTGTGGGCCGGCCTGAACGAGGCCAACAAGGCGAAGCTGGCGGCCCTGCCGGTGGTGCGGGTCTGTGAGATCAGCCTGAAGCTGTGCCGGGTGGCAGCATGAAGTATTCGAAGAGAAGGCCCAGAAGATCATCGCCTGGGTCATGGCCGAGTTCGGCGCGAAGGCCGACCACAGTGACTTCGAATTCAACGCGCTGCAGTTGCTGGAGCGGGAGCGGGCGCAACCCACGCGGTTCGCGATCCTGACGGCCCTGGTCGGCGTTTACGACAAGGCCTTCGAAGAGCGCGTGAAGCGTGAGGCGATGGTGAACGAGTGGGTCGGCCAGGCCGGCCAACGCCGCGACTTCGAAGCGGTGTTCTCCGGCTGCCACAGCTTCGATACGGACTATGGCTGGATGTGCATCGCCAGGTTCTACACGCCCGAAGGCCTGCTGGTCTACAAGGGCGCGACGGTCTGGTGGGAAGCGAAGGAAGGCGACACGGTCAAGTTCAAGGCCTCGATCAAGGCGCACGCCGACTGGAAGGGCCAGAAGCAAACGCTAATCCTTCGCGCGAAGCAACTGGGCGCGGCGATCGCGGCGCCGGCGGCTGAAGAAAACGCTTGCGCCTAACGCATCATTGGCGTACATTAATGGTGTGGGTTGGAGATGTCCTCCGGCCCGGTTCCCTGGAGATCGAGATGGCCTACTACCTTGTCAAGCACCACAGCGGCGGCGCCGCTGGTGAGGCGGCCGCTGCGGTGATCGTCGCGGAGATGGAAGCGGCCGGCCTGCTGGGCGTGGCGCGGTTCGTGCCGGAAGTCGGCGGCGGCGCCTGGGTCGAGTTGGTGCGGAGCGAAGCGGAGATCGCGGAAGTGGTGGCCATGGAATTCGCGCTGGGTGAATACCTGGTGGCGATCGCGGCCGCGAAGAAGAGCGCGAAGGCTGCTCTGGCGGCGGCCTGAACCCTGGAAGGAGAGCGGGATGTGCAAGAAAGTGTCCTACGTCGCGAAGAGCGGCGCGAAGCAGTGGAAGCCGTCGCTGGCCTGGGCGATGAAGTCTGCCGAACGGTCTGAAGGATTCTGCCTGGCCTGCGGTGAAGTGGCTGACGGCGTCGAGCCCGATGCCCGGAAGTACGAATGCGAGTGCTGCGGCGCCGCGAAGGTCTACGGCGGCGAAGAGCTCGCGCTGATGGGTCTGGTTCACTAACCTGAAGGAGATCGAGATGTTCAACCAAGTGTCAGCAAACATCGCCGCCCAGAAGCAGGCCGGCCTGTTCGAAGACAGCGCCGAAGACTTCGCGCTGGTGGCGCAGGACAAGAAGGGCAACGATGTCGAAGCCGAAGCGGTCGCCGCGGCGCCTGCAGGGTTCAAGGCGGTCGACGCAGCCGACCCGGAAAAGCCGTGTGTCGGGTGCGCTTTCTGGGCGTCGCGGAATGGGTCCTGGGCCGGATGCGACAAGCCGATCGGCGCGTGCGGCTGCGCCCCCTTCAGCCGGGACGATGGCCGGCTGGTGATCTTCGTGAAGGCGTGACTACAGCAGCCTGCCCGGCGGCAGGCTCTTGTGGTCGAACTAGGAGAGCAACATGGGCGAGAAGAAAGTCAGCGCGCTGGCCGAAGGCCTGGCAGGCGCGATCAAGATGCAGCGCGAGCGCCAGGGCAAGCCGGATCGCGGCTTCGGCAGCTGGCGGGCGCCGAACGACAGTGCCGGCATGCTGTTCTACCTGGCCGGCTACCTGAACAAGCAGGACCCGGAAGCCAGCGCGCTGCTGCAGGAGATTGGCAACATGGTCCGCGAAGAGCTTGCGGCCGCGAAGGGAGTGGCGGCATGAAGGTCTACGTGGCAGGCGCCGGCAAAGACGCCGGCAAGGGCCTTCTGGTGGACGTGGGCGCCATCAAGGGAGCGGAGCGGTGGACGCGGGACCGCCGCGAGGCGATGCATCTGACGCAGGCCCAGGCCCGCAAAGTGATCGATGTCTTGCGCCGGGCCGGCATCACGGCCGCGGCAAGTTCCTGAAAGGCGCAGCAGCATGAAGACCTACATCGTCACGGTCCAACAGACCGAGACCCGGAAGTTCACCTTCAAGGCCGCCAGCGAGGCGGAAGCGAAGGCCAAAGCCGAAGCGTGGAACGAGAGCCCCACGGGCGACTGCCCCGAAGGCTGCGACGACTATGACTTCGGCTTCGTCAGCGACACCATCGTGGAGGAAGCATGAGCGGCAACCTGATCAAGTTCATGGGCGTGCTGGCCGACCAGTACGCCGTCCTGTTCAAGGAACAGCCCCAGGTCTACAGCCTGGCCGCGCAGCGCTACAGCCCGTCGGGCCTGGCCGAAAAGATGACGATGAGCCTGAAGAAGCGCGAAGGCGACAAGGACGGCGAAGGCATCAAGCGCACGTGCAAGGCGCTGGGCATCCCGCACACCTACAAAGCGATCGAAGCGTACCTGCTATGAGCGACTTCCTAAACCAGGCCGGTCAGATCGCCGGCGCTCTGCGCTTCGCGCTGAAGTCCGCGATCACGGAAGTCGGTGCCGTCGAAGCCCTGGCCCTGCGGCCGCTGTCGGCCACCGCGGCGCAGCTGGAAGCGGATCTGCTGGCGCTGCTGGCAGCCCAGGAGCGCGACAAGCCGCGCCAGGTCGGTTTCATGTACGCCGATGATGCGGCACAATTACCGGTCGTCGGCCGCGCCTTCGTTTACCTGGAGCGGCAGGCCTTCACCGTCAGTCAGGACCCCGGCTGCACCCCTGTATTCACCCGTGAGAACGCATCATGAACAAGACCGAAGAAAAGCAGGAGCGCCTGAAGCCTGGCCCGAAGCCGCTGCCGCCGGAGTACCTGCGCACCGGCCGCCTGAGCATGCGCACGTACCCGGACATCGAGGCGAAGGCGCGCCGGCTGGGCACGGAGCGGGTCGAAGAGATGATCAGGCGGGCCAAAGAATGAACACGGCCGCGGTGGAGCCGACCAGATGAGCATTGACCCCCTAACTGACCGCGATCTGCAGGCCTGGTGATCACGGGCGTGCGGAAGCCATAGCATCCGCCAGGCCGGCCGCCCATGAGGGCGCCGGCCTTTGGTTCCACGTTCAACAATTACGCCGGGCTAACGGTCAAGGCGGCCGCCATCGCCTTGTGGTGCGCCATGTGGCACGAACGACACAGCCACCGGATCTGCAGCGGCTTGTCATAGTCGTCATGGTGCATCTGGGCCTTTTCGGCGTTGCACGCTTCGCACGGCTGCCGTTGCAGCTTCCCGCGCCGCAGGTACATCCCGGCGTAGCTCCTGGCATTGTCTTTCTTGGCCTGCTCAGGAGTCAGCGGATGGTCCTTGCGCCAGGCGCGCATATACACAGCCTGGCACGGGTTGCACTTCTTCATGCCAGGACCGTTCGGAGCGCCGCACTTGCACATGCCGAGAATTCTACGGCAACAATGCCATCCGGCCTACTTGCACCAAGTGCGACCGCATAGCACAATTCGTGCCTAGCGCGAAAGTCGCACGCCGCGCGTGCAAAAGGGCTGGCCGGCAGGCAGGCCCGGATTCCCCGAACGGGCAAGCTGACGATACGGTCGCCCGCGCGCCATGGCCAGGAACGGCCCCGGATGCTCTGCAGGCACCCGGGGCCGTGTCCTTTCTACCGGCGCTGCGCGCAGAGATCCCGGACCAGGATGGCCAGCGCCAGCAGCACCAGCGGCGGCATCAGCAGGACACCAAGCAACAGGCGGCCATCTGCTTTCACGGCGCGGCCGCCTTCACGGCGCTGTCGTAACTGGCTTCGCAGGCTTGTCCTGCAACCCTGGCGCGGTCAGCGGCGGCAGCAATTCGTCCAGCAGCGTCGAAAGCCCGGCTGAGCAACTGGGGACACAGATCGGGTCCGGCTTCGGCTGGCGCGCTTGCGCCGGCAGTGGCGGCGGCGGCACTGCGACGCTGAGCGGCGCGGTAGCGTTCAGGCAGCCCTGCAAGAGCAGCGGTGACAGCCAGGCGAGCGCGGTCAGCGGCAGCGGTTTGTTCTTCAGCGGCATGGATGGCCTCCTGTTGGCCAGCAATGGCCCGGGTCAGCGTGGTGACGGTGGTCTGTGCGGCCGCCAGGCGCAGGTCGGCGAGTTCCTGCACGGCCTTCAGCTTCCCGGCGTGCTCGGTGGCCGCCTGGTGGCGCTGGAAGGCACCCCAGGCCAGCGCGGCGGCCAAAGCCCAGGCCAGCATGGGCACGCGGCCCAGCAAGGCACGGATGGCGGTCCAGGCGATCAAGCCACACCCTCGCGCCGCTGGCGCAGGAAGTGGTAGGCCAGGAACAGGCCCAGCCCGATCAGCAGCGCATAGGGCACGTACTGCGTTGGCAGACCCAGCGTGTCGGCCAGGAACCCCTTTGCAGCGCCCACGGTGTCACCCACCGGGCCCAGCGCATCCTTCGCTTCGCCCAGCGCGCCCAGCACGCCAGCACCAGCGGCCACGGTCCCGGCCTGCACGCGCGTGCTGGCCACCGGCGGCTGTTCGGGTTCCACGGCCTGCGGCATCGGGTGCACGCCTTCGCCCGACTTCAGGTACAGGGCGGCTTCGCGCGCCCGCCTGGCCCGCAGGCCTTCGGAGACTTCGAGCTTTCCGGTCGCCGGGTTGCGGAACTTGTCGACCGACTGCATGGCGTTCGCAGCGGCCAGGTAGTCGCCGCGGTTGTGGGCCTTCAGCGCGGTGCTGCTGCGCCAGCCGCCGTAGTTGTAGGCAAAGCTGGTGAGCGCGGCCAGTTGGTTCGGCGTCGGCTCCACGATGCACGCGGCCTTCACGGCGGCCACGCGCTCAGCGATGGAGTCGCAGAAGCGCTGGTCGGCGTACTCTTGCGTCCAGACGGTGGTGGGCGTCACGCCGTCAGTCTCGCCCCAGCCGCAGGTCCACTTGCCCGCGATGCAGCGGTAGGCCTTGAGCTTGCAGCCTTCGTCTTCCGCGATCTGCAGGACGCCGGATTCGTAGTCGATGGGCCAGGATATGGCCGGGTTCGGTTTGGTCATGGCGCGCTGCTCCCCTTGAAGAACGAAACAAGGCCCGGCCAGCCGAAGTAATGCCAGATCACAAGTGCACCGATGCCAAGCCAGAACAAGCGCTTCAGCGCTGTCTTCAGGCCGCCCACCAGCCAGGATCCGACCTGCTTCTGGGCCAGCGCGCTGACTTTCTCGCTGCACTTTTCCCAGGTCCTGTCGCTCTCGATGAATTCGTGCAGAGCGGCAGAGAAGGCACGCTTCATCGCCTCTTCGGTGGCCGGCGGCGCGATACCTTCAACCGATTCGTGCAGGTTTCCCAGCTTCTCGATGATGTGCACCCGAAAGGCGTGCTCGCTCAACGGTTCGTGTGTCTGGTGGCTGCCGATGATGTGCAGGTCGTCGGCTGATGTGGTCATGTGAGGCTTGTGATGGAGGCGTCGAAAGAAGCGGATGCCGAAAGTCCATTAGCGTCGCGCGCGGTCACTGTCAGCGTGGCATAGGTGTCGCCACCCGATGCACAGGTCGCGTACAGGACCACGGTGGCGGCATTGATGCTGCTCTGAATCCACATATTCGCCGCGTTGGGTTGTGTGTTGGAAATCGCCCAGCTGTAGGTGATCGGCGCCGTGCCACCGGTGGCCGCAGCCGTGCGGTGGCCGATCAGCCCCGGCCCGAAGGAAAGCCCTGCCCCCACGGTCTTGAGAATGTCGCCGCCGCCGATCGACACGCTCGGGCCACCGAAGGCAACCTGTGCCGCGGGGATGGTTCCGCTGATAGCAATGGCTGGCACGGTCAGCGTGGTGCCGTCAAAGGTCAGGCCGCCGAAACTCAATTTGTAGGCGCCGCCGCTGTAGCCCAGGAAGAACCCGCCGGCCTGGCCATAGGCACTCACGCCGCCCAGGATGGCGCTGGTGCTGCTCATGGTCAGGTTGCCGGTCACGCTCAGGGCGCCGGTGTTCGCCGTGATGGCCGACAGGGCGCCCACTTTCAGCGACGCCTGGTAGGGCAGGCCCCAGACCGTGTTCCCGGTGCCTGGGTCATAGACCCCGTTCGTCTGGAAGACGCTCTGGCCCGCGGTAACCGTGGGCACGGTCGCGCTCCAGCTTTCGCTGCCGCCCCAGGAGTTCGTCGGCGGGAAACTGCTGCTGCCGCTGGTGGTCAGCGTCGTCGGCGTGGAGTTCAGGCTGAAGCCGGTCACCAGGGCGTAGGCGATGCGGGTCGAAGCGCCGGCTGTGCCGTTCGTGCCGTTGCTGCCCGCCGCGCCGGTCGCGCCAGTGGCGCCCGTCGCCCCGGTCGCGCCATTCGTGCCGGCATAGCCGCGCGCCGTGATGATCGCGCTGGTCCAGTTGAAGCCGGTGGTGGTGTTGGCTGCGCTGTCGACCACCTGCACGGTGGCGGCCCAGAGCGTGAAGCCCACCGAAGGCGACGTGCCTGGCGTCAGGGTCCAGCCGCTGGGTGCCGACCCGAAGCCGCTGGTGGCCCAGGTGTAGGTCGCTGCACCGGTGGGCCCGGATGGCAGCGTGGCCGCCCATTGGTAGACCGTCGGCTCTGCCGACTGCGTGCCATTGGCCCCGGCCGCGCCGTTGGACCCGGCAGGACCTGCGGGGCCCGTGGACCCGGTCGGTCCCGTGGATCCGGCAGGCCCGGTGGACCCGGCCGGCCCAGTCGGTCCCGTGGCGCCAGCTGCACCTGCCGCGCCAGCTGCGCCTGCCGCGCCTGCCGTGCCGGCCTGGCTCTTGCTGATGTTGAAGACCTTGGTCAGCGTCACGCCGCCATAGACGGCCTGCAGCGTGGCGAAGCCGCTGGCCGCCGACATCGCGGTGATCGCGTAGGCGCCTGACGATGCGTTGATCGTCGCGGTCACATTGGTCGATGACGCCACGCTGTAGACCGGGCCGGCGCCGGTCACGTCGGACGTTCCGTTGAAGACCTTGAAGGTGCCCACGGCACCGGAGAAGTCGGAGACCGTGCCGCCGCTGTCGGCACTGACGGCCACCGCTTCGTTGGTCAGCATGCCCACGATGGCATTGGCTCCGGCCGCGCCGTCCGAGATCCGCACCACCGTGATCTGGTCGCTGTAGATCCCGCTGGTGGCCACCACGACCGCATAGGCCGCTGCCGCGAAGTTGGCCACGGTGAGCGTGCGCGTCGCGCCGCTGCCGCCAAGGGGAAGCGTGCCCAGACTGGCGCCACTGGAGTCGTATCCCGTGGCCGCGAAGGTGGGCGAGCCCGCCAGGTTCACCAGCTGCGCCGCGAAGGTGATGGTCTGGCCAGAAGGCGACGCACCGCCAGCCGCGTTGAACTTGAAGGTCTGCGCGGTGGCGCTCATGACCACCATCGACGCGCCGGTGCCGCCAGAGATGAGGCCATCCACGGCCTGGCTGACGGTGAGCACGCCAGCCGCTAGGCCTGAGAAATTCGCGTCCGCTTCCGCCCACGTGACCTCGCGGCCGAGGGCTGTGCGGGTAGTGACAGGGACGATGACGGCCATGTCAGATGCCTTCGACTTCGATCAGCGCCCAGAACTTGGTGCCGCTGACGTTTGTGCTGTGGCCGTAGAAGGTGATGCCGGTGGCTGAGTGCGACAGCAGCGAGATCACCCCTCCGTGCGCCGCGCCGGCTTGTCCTGCGAGCGACCCCAGATTCAGGCAGCGGATGGTTTCCACGCCGCTGGCGAAGAGCGTGGCGTTCGGAAAATTCCAGGTGCAGACCGTCGTGCCGGCGTCGTCATAGCACTGCACCGTGGCCCACTGGCGTCCGCGGCCGTTTGGTTTCCGCTCCCAGCCGCTGGATCCGACGGTGTTGGTCGCCGCGGCCGCGCTGCCGACAGACAAGGTGCTGGTGCCGCCGGTGGCCCAGCCGCTGGCATTGGCAGAAAGAATGTTCGTGCCGTCGCCGTACATGAAATTCGTACCGGCGCGCACCAGCACGGCGGTGCCGCTGGCCGTCTTTGCGCTCAGCGCGAAGGCGCCGCTGGTGTTGTTCACCACCAGCCACTGCTTTGTCTGAGCTGGGAGCACCAGGTTGACGTTCGCCGACAGCGTGCCAGTGACGAAGATGATGGGCTTCGAGGCCTGCAGCGCGGTCAGGGTCACATTGGCGCCGGCCATGGCCTGGCTGGCCGAACCGATGAACAGGATCGGCAGCCAGTTCGCGCCGCCGGTGTCCGGGTTGTTCGTGTTGCTGTTGGTTTGGTTGACCCAGAATCCCGTGCCGTCAGCCGCTTGCAGGACCGCGCTCAAGGGATAGCCGCCGACGGCCGTGGAGAATGCGCTGTCGTACATTGGCAGGCCGCCCGCTTCCTGCCACCGCTGCACGGCCGACAGCGCGTAGAAAGCACCATTGAAATCGCGGCCGTCCGGGAACAGGCCGCCTGCCGAAGGATCGGTCATCGTCAACGGGGGGAACCCATCCGGGAACGATGCCGCGCCGTCGGTGGTGCCGATGAGCGAAGTGTTTCCGAGGACGTTGCGGGCGCCGCTGGCCGCAAACGCGGTCTGGATCTTGGTGGGTTCGTCGCTGCGTAGCATTGGGTTTCTCGCTTGTTGGCTTAGATGGTGACCACGCTGACCGCAACGCCTACAGGCCTGGGCAACAGGCCCGGCTTGTTGACGATGGCCAGCTGCACCGGCGTGAGCGGGAAATTGAAGACATAGGTCATCGTCATGTTCCCGTTGTCCACCACATACGCCCGGCTGGAATCCAGGGCTTGGATGTAGCCATCGACCACGTAGCCCGGCGTGACGTAGTAGAAAGTGGCAACGCCACCCAGCAGCACGCGCGCGATGCGGTTCAGGCTCGGGATGTTCGTGGCCGAAACATTCACGAAGGCCTTGAAGAGGATCAGGGTCCTGAAGGCGCTGTCCGACAGCAGGTAGGTCGACTGCACCGAAGTGCGGGTCTTGAAGATGCCGTGGCCGAAGTTGCGCTTCGTGGGCTGCGCGGCCACCGACAGGCCTGTCACGCTGAAGCCGAAGAAGACCCCGGTGGCCGGCACGTCCAGGCTGCGCGTCACGCCGACGATGCGGCCCCAGACATCAAGCCCATACCCGCGCGCGGTGTTGATGTTCCAGATGTTGGCGTAGAAGTCATCGATCGACGTGCGGGGGTCGATCGCGCCGTTGAAAGACTCGATCAGCGCCAGCAGGTTCGGAGAATTCGCGAACTGCGAGGCGTAGGTGTCCCCTATGTTCTGCATGGCTTCAGCTGAATGCGACCGCGATGTCGGTCAGCGCCAGGGTCGGCACCTGCGCGATGCCCAGCAGCACGGAGAACTGATTCGCCGTGGTGATGCCGACCTGCACCGAGTAGACCAGCGACCACGGCCCAAGGCCCGCGACGCCGGCATAGAACCGGCTGGCGAAGACGTAGCTGCCCACGCGAGCCCGCGCACCACCGTCCTGGCCGTTGAATGCCGCGACGATGGCCGCCTTCACCAGGTCGATCGCGTTCGAAGGCACCGCAGAATTCGACTGCATGCTGACGGCGAACTTGATCGGCGTGGCCGTCGGGATGTTGAAGGTGATCGCGTAGCTCGGGTAGGGCGGGGTGTAGTTCACCGAGTCCACCACGGCCTGCGTGGTGTTGCCGTTCATGGCACACCCCGGGCTCTTCTTGGTCTGGATCGCGGTGGCCACGGCCAGGGCCGCGCCGCCATAGACGCCGACGTACATCGAATAGGGCGCAAGCGGGTAGCCCCCTGGAGCCGATGTCATGCTGACCGATGCCACGGTCTGGCTGATGTTCAGGATGTAGGTGCCGGTGCCGCCCGTGCCGCTACCCAGCGACTGAATGGCCGTGCCGCCCACCACGCCAGCGCCCGCGACGATGTCGCCCGACGTGATCGTGCCGGATGTCATCGCGGTGACGGTCAGCGTGGTGCCAGCGATCGACGCGGTGAAAACCGCACCAGAGGTCACTGCCGTGTTGTTTTCGGAAGCGAAGCAGTCCAGCACGCCAGGCACAGAAAGCACCGCGGCGCGCACGGCCTGCAGCGAGCCCTGCGCGTTGGCTGCCACCGACCGCTGGCGCCGAAACTCAAAGTCCACGCGGCTTTCGACGGCAGACCCGATGGTGCCGGCCGCGGCATTCGTGATGCTGTCCCAGCCGGCCACGGCTTGATAGATGTTCGAAAGCGCGCCCGGCGCACACGCAATCGCTCCGGTCTGCGCACCCTGGAAGACGGCGCTGACACTACCGCCGCCAGGGATGACGACGGCCGTCAGGTTCAGGTACAGGTTGCCGGCCGAGTCCGATGCCTTCGCCCCGGCCGGTATCGTGGTGCCGGTAAGGCCGCTGCAGGTAGCTGTGACAACGGTCGCCTGGGCAGGCTTGCGTTCCAGGAAGTAGATCCGCGCGATCGCGTCCTGCATGCGGCCGTCGGCCAGCGCCGGATCCACGCCGTTGAAGAGCGCGACCAGCTGGTCATAGGCGTCGCCGATGATCGCGGTGTCCGACTGCGCCAGTTGACCCTGCGGGGTGTCCAGGGCCGTGTTCAGGTCGCCGCCGAAGGCCGCATTGATGTCGGCCAGGCGGCCGGCAAGAATGTCGGTCTCTGCGGGCACGGTGTAGCCCGTCGGCCCAAGCACCGGCAGTGGGACGTTTGTGGTCATGCGGTGATCCGGTCAGAAGTTGGCAGCGGAGAGCGCGCCGGCCCGGTCAGAGACTTGCACCTGGCCAGAAACCACGCGATCGGCTGAAGTGAGGAAGACCTTTGCTTCGACCACGCCTGGCACCGTCAGCGCAGCGTCAACCATGAGCGACTTCAGCAGTTCCAGCGAAGGGAAGCGGCCCAGGAGGTCGGTCCAGTATGGTAGGCCCAGGCTCTGGTCGTAGTAGCAATCGCCGGTGAAGGTGCGGATGGCCGTCGCCGCGTCCTGTGCCAGGCGGTAGGGCTCGGTGCACGTGGCGATGTTGCCGGCAGAGTCGACCGTGAGGTCCCAGCTGTCCGCGGAAAGGTAGAGGCTTTTCACGGTTCGTCCTTAGATCGGCGCGCCAGTGTTTCCAAGGCCCGTCGTCACACCGCTGTGCTGGTGCGCGATGCCGGACTTGCCGCCGAAGGTGACATTGGTGGTGCCCACCACGTTCGGGGCGGTGACGCTGGCGCCAGCGGTCACGGTGCTGGACGCGGTCACGGCCCCGTTCAACTGCGTCGCACCGTTCACCGTGAAGGTGGGTGTGGTGACGGTGGCCGAAGTGCTGGCGTTGATCTCCACCGTGGCCGCATCGATCTTCACGTCCGGCGCGGTCAGGTTGACCTGGGTCGGTGAATGGATCTCGATGCCAGTGGTGGAGAAGCGCACGAACTGCGTGGGCGTGCCGTTCAGGACGCCGCCCAGGTACAGGCCATCCGCCATGCTGAACTTGCGCCGGCTGCTCGGTGGTGACTGGGCCTTGGTCTTTGTCGCTGTGGTGATGTCGCGATCGGCGAAGACCGCGATGCCGATGTCGCCAACTTGCGGGTCCAGGATGATCGCGTTGGCGCCGCCCTGGATCCGCAGGTAGGGGCACTTGAAGATGGTCTTGTGCGGCTTGGTGTTGCCCGCGGAGTCCGCCATGTT